GTAACCATAAATACTCTGAGGTTACAAAACAATGGCAACAACCACTAGACAAACAGCAATATTTGGCGTAGAAGATTGGAAGCAGATCTATCAAACGTATAGAGAAGCAGACTTTCAAAGCTACGATTTTGAAACTCTACGCAAGAGTTTTGTAGATTATCTACGTTTGTATTACCCAGAAACATTCAATGACTACATTGAATCGTCAGAATTTATTGCACTCTTGGACATTATTGCGTTCATGGGGCAAAGTCTTGCATTCCGTACTGACCTTAACACTCGTGAAAACTACATGGACACTGCCGAACGTAGAGATTCAGTAGTGCGTCTTGCCAATCTAGTAAGCTACAGTCCCAAACGCAACACAGCCTCACAAGGATTGTTAAAAGTATTCAATGTCACAACCACAGAAAATGTTGTGGACTACAACGGAATCAATCTTGCCAACGTCACAGTAGACTGGGCTGACCCCACAAACCCAGACTGGCAAGAACAGTTTACTGCTATTCTCAATGCAGCCATAGTTGACACACAACGGGTAGGACGTCCTGCAAATCGTCAAACACTACTGGGTGTGCGTACTGATGAATACGCATTAAATTTAATTCCTGGCTTCTTGCCTGTGATTCCTTACACCGCCACAGTTGACGGAGTAAACATGCCATTTGAAGCAATTACTTCTACCAGCGTGGGACGTGATTACTTGTACGAACCAAGCCCTGTGCCCAACGCACCGTTTAACATTTTGTATCGCAATGATCAATTAGGTTTTGCTAGCGCCAACACAGGTTACTTCTTTGCATTCAAACAAGGCACACTGCAGAACACAGACTTTAACCTTGCTGAACGTATCAGCAATCGCACAGTCAATATCAATGTTGAAGGCGTCAACAACGAAGACCGCTGGTTGTTTGAACTTGACAACCTAGGCAATATCAATCGCGAGTGGGACTATGTAGAAAGCGTATACACCGCAGCCGCAGAACAGCAGGTTGAACTGCGCCCAATTTATTCTACAACCAGTCGTGCCAACGATCAGATTACTCTACTGTTTGGCGACGGTGTGTTCAGTGAAATCCCTGTGGGAATTTTCCGTTGTTATACTCGTGCAAGTAATGGATTGCAGTACATTATCAATCCAGAAGAAATGCAAAACGTTACTTTGCCAATCAGTTACACTGATCGCAATGGTAACTTGCAAACTATCACATTCACCTGTGGCATTACACAACCTGTGAGCAATGCACAGGCACGTGAAAACATTGATCAAATCAAACAACGTGCTCCTGCACGTTACTACACACAAAATCGTATGGTCAATGGCGAAGACTATAACCTGTTTCCGTACACTGCTTACAATTCGATTATCAAAAGCAAAGCATTGAACCGTAGTTCAATTGGTACCAGTCGTTATTTGGATCTCGTGGACAACACAGGCAAGTATAGTTCAACCAACACCTTCTCCAGCGATGGTGCACTATGGGAAGAAAACATTCTTCCTACTATCTTGTTCTCTTGGATTAATCGTAACGAAATTGCTGACTTTATTACAAACCAAGCGCAACCTGCGCTAGGTGCGGATACAATGAAACAGTTCTACTACGCCAACTTTCCGCGCATTGATACTATCAATACAGGTGCAACTGCCGGAAGCACCTGGCAGCAATCAACTACGTTGGCCAACGAAACCACAGGCTACTTTAAAAATTCTGTAGGCAATGCTATTCCTGTTGGATCAAGTACCAGTACAGATTTTAAATACGTGCAAGTAGGTAGCCTCATTGAGTTTGTTGCTCCCACCATCAATGGTGTAGCATATTACTTTGACAAAAATAATAAGTTGCAACCGGGTACACCAACCAAGCCAGATGAAAAAACTTCTATCTGGGCTGCTCCACAAGCCATCATTGGCGATGGATACAACGGCGGTCAAGGCAACTTGTTGAGTGGTGCTGGTCCTGTTACAATCAACAACTTTGTGCCTACCGGCGCAGTGGTCAATACTATTATTCCATTGTTTACTACAGACTTGCCAGTGAGTCTTGAACAACAAATGGCTGAACAAATTGAGTTGTTCCGTAATTTTGGGCTAGGCTATGCCAACACCACTATTACCACGCCACAAGGTGCTACTATTCCTGCAGGCACTTGGTACCTAATAACACAACAAAACTTAGATGCATACTCATCTACCAATCCAGCTACCTGGAGCCAAACTTATGCAGGCGATACATCTGGTGGCAACGACGATGCTAGTTGGCTGGTACAGTTTGTGGTTGAAAATCAAAACTACACAGTGACCTTGCGTGGCCTGGCCTATTCTTTTGGTTCAGTGCTACAAACACGATTCTTCTTTTATGATAATCAATTGATCTATGACAGCAGAACTGGCACCATTATCAAAGACTTTATCAATGTGTTGGCCATGAACTCGCAACCTGCATCATCATCTCCGTTGCAAGGCGATGTGGTAATGAACATTATTGGACAACCTGTAGAGAGTGATGGCTATGTTGATGACTTCCAGGTGCTAGTCAGCTATCGTGACAGTGACAACGATGGTGTGCCTGATGATCCAGATTTCTTTGATACTATTGTAGGCACTGTACCTGCAACACCCAGCGCAAGCTCTCCGTGGATTTTCTTGCAACAAACAGTGGACTTTGATAACTTGCAACGCTACTTGTTGGTAGAGCCTGGTGTAGTAAACGCAGATTATGCTACCATTGATGCTATTGAATTGGTCAAGACTGAGTGGACACCAGGACAAATATTCTATGCCTACAGTCAAGGCACATTCTGGTTGTTGAGTATCAACGTAAACAATGTTCGTACGTTGGTCGAACAATCAGGATGGATTGCTCGTAATGGTAGACAAGCATTGTACTTCCAGTATCGTCATAACTCGCCACTAACAAATCGCATTGACCCAGGCACCACAAACATCATTGACCTGTATGTGGTCACACAAAGTTATTACACAGCATATCAAAACTGGATCCGTGACACAACAGGTACTGTGATTGAGCCAAGTGTGCCCACAATTGATGAACTGTCAACTGCCTATCAAGGACTTGATGACTACAAGATGATTTCAGATAACATTGTGTTGAACTCTGTAAACTTCAAGCCGTTGTTTGGTGCCAAGGCCGCACAACAACTACGAGCCACAATCAAAGTGATTCGTGCCCAAGGCTCGACAGCGTCAACCAGCGAAATCAAGAGTTCAGTAGTGGCAGAGATGAATAGTTATTTCAGCATAGACAAATGGAACTTTGGTGACACCTTTTACTTCTCTGAACTGGCAGCATACCTACACAGACAACTAGGCACAATCATCAGCTCTGTTGTGTTGGTACCACTGGACACACAAAAGAGTTTTGGAGACTTGTATGAGATTAGATCTGAACCCAACCAAATCTTTGTGAAT